TGATTCTGAATCATAATGCATCATAAATTCTTGAAATTTCATTCTTTCTTTTGGAGCAAATGAAATACCCATCAATGCAGCCTATCTGCATTTTGGTTTATCTTTACGGACAAGCATTTTCTTTTAAGTTGTTTGTATGGATGTTGATGGACTCAATACCCTTTTCAATCGTCACCGATATGTTGCGGACCGATCGGCCACTGCTCACCTTGGTGGTCAGGTTGTTGATCTGCAGATCCTCGGGTTTTACTGTTTTGGATTTGGTTTTAGACAATCCGGGCATCCTACCAGGGCCGGTAAGGTGTGAGCCAAGGGTTTTCCATTTATCTGCCTCTTTGGATATCTTGATGCTGTTGTCGTAGCCATCTTGGAAGGCAGAGGACAGGCCACGCACTCCGGCAATCATGTTGCCAACTCCCTTGGACAGCACGTCAATCGCTCCGTCTTTATCGCCCCTGAGCAGCATCCAAAAGGCACGAATTGGCGACAGTACACCCATGATGGTGTTGTGGACCGTTTTAAATGCATTGCCAATGCCCGCCAGCACAGCTCTAAATTTTTCGGAGGTTTTGTACGCCTTAATTATAGCCTTTGTCAATAGGACTATCCCGGCAATAATCAGCCCAATGCCCAGTAAGTCCATCACGAGCTGGAGGCCTGACATGGCCGCAACCATGCCCCAAACACCGATGGACGCAGTGCCGGAGACAATTCCAATGACCAGTTGAGCTGCAGAGTAGGCTGCGGATGCTGCAGCACCTAGCCATAGCGCCGTCTTCGCTAATGCAATTACCCCAATAAATTTCAGCACAATGGGTACCACTCGATCGATGGTTTCCTTGTGCCTGTCATAGGCTTGAGATACTTTTTGCAGTACGCCATAAAATTTGACTTTGATCTCCATCCATTTGACATATAGTGGAATTACATTGTCGCCAATGCCCATCTGATGCTCAAATATTTTATTGTTCAGCCCATCAATTTTGGCCTGTGTGGTCGTCATGGCATCTGGAATCTTGGCACCATACTCATCGACCATCAGCTGACCAAAACGGGTCACAAACTCAACGGAGTTAAGTGCTCCGTCCTCCAGGGCTTTGTTTAGCTGAGGGAGCGTCATGTTCATAGCCTTGGCAGCCAGGGCAAATGCACCGGGCAGGTGTTCACCAAGCTGTTGGCGGAGCTCCTCGGCACTTACCTTGCCCTTGCTGAGCATTTGAGTAAGGGCATTTTGAACCAGTCCAGACCGCATGGCATCCAGCTGAAATACCCTGTTTGCCATGGACAATCCTTTAAAAGCTGTTCGGGTTGCCTCGGGTCCAAGGCCCGCCAAGGTTGCCGCAGTGCTAAACTTCGTCCAGCCCTCCGTGGCCTGCTTGATCGGGGAGTTGAATTTTGTAGTGATCTCATTGATCAGGCCCATGTTTCTGACATACTCATCACCACTAAAACTATTGAGCTGTGTGTCCAAGGCCTCCATCCGCATGGATATCTTTGATGTGCTTGCAATGAATTGCCCAATCACGTTGATGGACAGAGCCGCGGCTATTGTTCCTCCAAGCCTTCGAAAGGTATTGTCCAGCCGTTGACTTTTGTTGATGGCCTTGTTCATACCAGAGGAAAATTTGCCGTCCCTTAGGTTGATTATGTAGTCTAGGTTCCGTGTGCTCATAAATATATATTACATTTGTACTGCATGGATGGCCCGTAAGTCCTCAGGACATCCTAGCTCCCAGGGGTCTGTCATGCAGACCCTTTATTTTTTACTCCACTTTTGATCCCCACCTTTTATGTACTTGATTAGATCCGATCCATCTTGGATCCATATCTGCTGCACCTTATATCGATGAGGCTGGCCATTCAATCTGGCTAGGTCTCTAATGCTCAAGTCCTGGCTCTGCAGGATGAGGATATCAATGTTTTGCTTGGAGGCCTCGGCTATCGTGGCCCGGAGGGTTGAGTATTTCATCTGCTTGACACGTTTAAAGTCAGCGGGCTTGTCTTGGATGTAAAAATCCGCATTTTTAAACCCGGTGGCGGTGTTGAGTGTTGGATTGAGATGTATAGGCTCATCGATGTGGCCGACAAGTTTGATGGCAGCCTGCACATTGTTTGTGATCTCCGCCTTGGCCATGGTTGGGTGTGCCTTGACTAGGTCCGTAATGGCTATAAACCCATTTAAGTGCCGTTTAAACATGGAGGCAATGTTGGAGTTGAGCTGTGTCTGCGCGGCAAAATCAACCTTGAAATAGTTGTGCCCTTGCCCAAAACTGTAATCGGTAGCCCCAAAGTTTGTCCTAAATCCCGGGTCAGGTCTCGACAGGTTTTCAAGCGATGGGGTTCTATCTCCATCCATATTCTCAAAGTCCTGAGAGGTCCAGCACCTGCAGTTGTATCCATTGGGTGGAAAGTGGGTTTTCCAAAAAGAGTGCTCCACGGGCAGTGTGATTTTATCCCAGGATTTATGCTCTAATCGAACCCGGTCATCGCCAGCGGTGTGGTATCGAAGTATCTGGTGGGTATTTTTAAAGTCAAGTACTTCCTCCCATTCTTCCCTTGCCTCTGCCACTCGGATCACGTGCTCCCTTTCGGCGCGCATGTAGTTTTTATAGGTGACCTGGTGCAGGGTGTCATATGCTTGCTGAAAATCTTTGAACGGCAAGCCTCTAAACTCTGAGGCAGCGTTTAAAAAGGTAAAGTTTTTGAGTGCAGAAAAGGCAAAGAGGTTGAGCTCCATCCCTGCCAGATGCGTCCACCTAGGATCTCCGGGCTTTAGGTTTTTGAAGCTGTAGCCAATCTGATCGGTGTATCCTTTAAATAGGTCGGCAAAGGTTGTGTGCACCGTTGGGCTGTGAAGCCCCCAGGGTTTAACCTTGCCATCATAGAGTGCTTTGTCCAGCCCAGTGGAGTCCTTTACAATGGTTTTGTAAACTTTGGCCTCCGCCGGTGTACTGAAAAACGTAGTGGATGTTTCAACTTTTTGGCACATGGAAATAGGTCTTTCTCAGCTCTGCAATTACATCCAGGGAAGTTAGGGCCTCCGGGGTCATCTCCTCCCGTTTAACGCCCTTTTTCTTTTTGATATCCTTGGTTTTGGGAATCGGCTTTATGTTGGGATCCGCCTTTGGCTCTGCGGCGCGTTTACCATCGAGCTTGACGTTGAGATCGTTGCTGATCTGCTCCTCATCCAAGATGTATCCCATCCGGTCAAGGGACTCATAAATTGTCACCTTATCCTTGGGATCCATGGCCCGGGTGTTGTCCCAAACAAAGCGGTGATTTTCTGAGATTGGGTAGCCATGGGCCACAAGCCGTGGGAAAAGCTCATCGTTGATCAAGTTGGATATCCACGTTAGGTCATCCTCTTGAACTTCATCCTGCTCATCTTGGAGCGCCTTTTGCTGGCCGTAGGTGCCGGTGTCCTGGGAGGCGTTTTTCACGCCCAGGAGCATGATTTCCAGCTCCTCATTGACTGCTTTGCGCTTTTCATTAAAGACCTCATGGGCATCAGCTCGGTTGCTTTCTTTTATGTCCAGCTCTGCATCGGGTGGAAACATACCGTAAGAGGCAGTTCCCATCTCCTTGAGCCAATTTTGTATCTCCGCCCGGACAAGAGGATCCTGAGAGGCAACTTTTGCAACGCGTATGGGTACACCAAAAACCTCCTCAAACTCATCCCATGAGCTCCAGCTGTGTTTTTTAAGGATGTATAAAGGAGCCGCCGGATTAAAGAGTCCGAGGTTATCCCGTTGCCCAATGGGAATCATGTAGTTTTTGTAGGGCCGTTCTCTGTAGTCAAAACCCTGTAGATCATACTCTCTTTTCACCCATTGATAGGCCTGTGGCCGTACGTGCTTGCGGTTGACGAGCTCAACGCTTTTAAACAGGCCATCTGCCGTCCGCTCATTTAAGTAGGCCAGTGAGTGACCATAGAAATGAGAATCAATGGCCATCTTGACGAACTCCCTGAGCCATTGCTTATTTATGAGGTTGGTGAGGTCTTCATTAACATCCTTGGTGGTGGTGTCAATTACCTGGAAGGGTTTGTTGGTAATCCGGAGCCTCCTTTTTTCGCACAAGCCCAGCAAAAAAGGATCAAGCGCAATGTCATCATAAAGGTCCAGCAAGGTGATCCTCCGGGGTGACAGGATACTCTCCGCCTCATTTCGGGCAACCTTCCAGTGAGTCATCTCCTTGGAGTACAGGCTGTGCTGATTTCTGACAATGCTGGCAATTACTCCAGCTGGGTCCTTTCTGGACTTTTTCCTTAAATCGGTTCTTAGCGTCTCTGAGGACATATTAGGTGGCATCGGGTAGGATTTACCAGCTTTTGCAGTTCGTTCCATCTGGGGTCAATTTAAACAGTATTAAAACAGTATATAAGCACCTACCACCTCTCTGCAGTTTTGTTTGCAGCACTAAATGTATAGGTTTGGCTTGTGGAGTCCGTTATTATAGGTAGGTCAGGACTGATTTCTTCCTTTTGTACTCTGCCCAGCCAGCGCATGGCATCATCATGCCTTTTGACTCGGAGGCTTTGGATGTTGTTGGGTGATATGGTGCTGAACGTGTTGTAAATGGCAATGTCGATAATTACCTGGACCAAAACCTTGTTTCTGGGATCTCCCGGCTGATAGTCCGTCACCAGGGTAATGTCTGTGCCCGGTGCATCTTTTAGGACCGTATAAATCAGATCCTTATTGGATTTGATCACCTTGCCCGTTAGGTAGGCCGAAGCATCAGCATCGGCATATTGATCTATGGGGTAAAAAATTACATCGACATCGTACCGGCCTCTAAGGTAGGAGGATGCCAGCTCAATGGCTGTGTCAACAGCATCATCCAGCACTTTCTGGTTGTCTCCCATGATTACCTGCTTGATCTGTGAGCGGATCACAGTGTCATAGTCTCGATCGATTATCCATCTCATGGCTTAGTATTTACTTTTAACTTGTTTGTGCCCAATGATGGGCTTAAAATGTCTTTGGGGCAGGTGCATATCTAAATAATGCCAAGCCCCCTCATCGGCATCTGGGGAATCATCGGCAGATTTGTATCCAGGTTCAATGCCCTTAAGTTGATTGTTGCCCTCAATGGTGTCAGTGTCGTGGATCAGCTCCAGGTCGTAAAACACTTTTGCCGTGAGGTATCTTGGCTCCATCTTAACCATCCTTGTGTATTTGTTTTCCTTGATCCTGGGATCAGTGATGACATTTAGTTTAAAACCAAGCGTATTCTCAGCCACGGCTAGGGCATCCCGGACAGGACCATTAAAAAACTGCCGCTCTACATACCAGATGATCCCCGTACCGGCGGGAAGCTTTTTATTAAACTCTCCCATCCACAAAAAGGCATTTATTGAGCTGGTCCTTCTTACAAATGATCCTCTGCAGTGCCTCTCATCTCCAAGCAAACCCCAAACCCTAACAGCTTTAAAGTCTGATGTTGCAGAATTGACATAAGATGGATCAAAGTATCCAATTATAACACTGTACTTGCTCCAGGCGGGCATCTTTTTAAATCGGATCATATCCTCTTTAAATATGGATCCCTCAATAACATTTTCGTGGTAAAACTCGCGCCTTGCCAGGATTCCACCTGTCTCAATCTTTTTGCTAAGCTCTTGAATGGTGTAGCGCTCTTTCCATGCCGGGAGTCCGCCATTGCCAATATCGCATTTTACGCCCGGTGAGCTTTCTGTGGCAAATACTTTGGAGTGGTAAATCCCTTTTCTTTTGGGTTGGCCCGGCTTGACATCTCCAACTAAATTGGCCAAGATGGAGTTGTGGTGGATGCGGTTGCCGGCAACCACCACTCTGGCGCCTTTAATCGATAGGGCAAAGTAAAGAGCTCCAAGGATTCTATCAACCACTTCCTTGACACGCCTGGTGTTGTTGACAATGATATCGTCATCAATATCATCAATGACCGCATAGTTGGGCCGCTTCTCATTTTTTCGGGCTCCCCTGGGAGATTGATCTCTACCAATGGCCAAAAAACGGACTCCATTTTGTGTGGTAAAATCTCCCTCCTCCCAGGAGCCATGATTGTGCTGATCGCCAAAGTCATGGATGTAAAGAGAATTGTACTGCAGCTGAGCCTGCACGTCACTGAGCAAGTTTTCGGCGTCGTTCTGATTTTTGCCCATCAGTATCATGCCATCAAGCTCTTTATGGGCATGAAGCCACAGGGGAATCAATAAATCAGCATGTACACTTTTGGCGTGCTCTCTGGCCCACTCCAAGATGGCAAAACAGTTAGGATCCTTTTTGATTTTATTGGCTGCCTTTATGTGGAAGTATCCGCAATCTGAGTCAGCATAAATGGGAAAGTAGGTTTTTACATAGTAGTTGTAATCCCGTAGAGCTCGCTTTTTTCTGGCTTCCTGAGTTTGTTTGTCCTCATTAAAGGCAACCTCCGTACTGGCCTGTACTTGCTCACAATACCTGATCCACTCCTGATAATCTCTTTTGGTGATTACATTACCCATGAGCACTGATCTTGTGGTCCACATAGGCTCTCTGCAGCTCATTTATGTCCTTGGCCAGTTCCGGATGTTTCTCATAGCACCACGTCGTGAAGTCTTTAAATACATTGATGGTGCTTGACATGGTGACTCTCTTGTCTTTGAGTTTCTCAATGGATGAGGCCAGTTTGACCAGCTTGTCGGCATCCAGATTTTTGCCCTCCATCGACAGATCGTGCATTCGGGAGTAAATGTTTAAGATGATCCTATCGGGCGTCAGCTGCACGGCGCTCTTGAGCTCCTCCCAGGATCCAGCCTGTTTGTGGGATGTGAACGTTTTTGGGGCCCAGCCAACGATTTCACAAATCTCTTTTTGGCTTTTGTCCGTATTCATATACAGGTCGTAGGCAATGGATGCCTTTTGCTTGTTGGATATGTTTTTGTTTTTGGTGTCTGCCATGAGAGTTCTCTTATACAAAGATTTTACTATATGGGGGCAGTTGCATGATAGAAAGGTAGGCAATGAAAGCAAAACCTCCTGCAGTTAATCATTTGGCTCACCCCCTACCTGTGGTGGTTGTATGGGCTTTTTTTGAGCTAAATCTTTGTACTACCAATGAGAAACCCCGTGGCCAAAAATTATGAGTAAAGGATCCATCTTAATTGTGTCTGAGGGCAACAAAGCAACCATCAAAATGACCGGCAGGGTCAATGACTGGAGTGCTGAGAGTTTCCAGATGCAGGTGGATGACTTAATTGCCAGAGACATTAAGGAGGTTGTCGTTTTTATCGACAGCATTGGCGGGGATGTAGTTGCGGCCAACCGGATTGCTCTTATCCTAGATACGTTGCCCTCCCAGCCAGACTGCGAAATTGGGGCCATCTGCGCCTCTGCCGCCACGAGGATATCCCTTAAATGCAAAAACAGATCTATGGCCTCCAATGGGCTATATATGATACACAAGCCCAGTCTCAGCATGACCGGCAATGAGGATGAGGTGGCAAGCAATGCCAAGCTCATAAAGTCTATTACCCAGGATTACAGGCAGGCCTATGCCAAGGCGATGGGTGTTTCTGAGGATGAGGTAGAGAAGCTCTGGAAGGTGGACTATTGGATGGATGCTAAAGAGGCCAAGAAAAGAGGCTTTGTGACATCTATCTCCAAGGCCCCGGTTGCCATGAGCGCACGTATTGCCGCAGAGGCAAAGGATCACAATTGCCCAGCCGACCTACTGGCAAAAATCAATCAATCAAATAAAAAACATATCAATCATATGAAAATTTCATTACTAGCAGCAGCCTTGGGGTCAGTGATTCCAGCTGTGTTAAACTTAGGCGACTCTGCCTCAGAGACAGAAGTTGCAGCAGCTATCACGAAGGTCATCAGCTCTAAAGATGAAGAAATTGTGAAGCTCAAAGAGCAAATCCAAGCCAATTCTGATCAGCAGATCAAGTCATTGGTTGAGGCATCCATCAAGGATGGCAGAATCACTGCAACCGAAAAGCCCAAATGGGAGAGCATGCTTAAGGCAGATTATGCCACTGCATCAGAGTTGATTGCAGGCCTATCTCCAACGGTTGACATCAACAAAGTCATCCAACCAGGTGCCAGTGCATCTGCCGATGATGAGGGTCGCAAATCTTGGGATTTTAGAAAGTGGGAGCTTGAGGATTCAAAAGGATTGCTTGCCATGAAAGCGGAGTCTCCTGAGAAGTTTGACAAATTACAGGAGGCCTATTACAGCTAGGTAGCTGTCAGGTTTAACACCATAACAAAAAACAACAACAACAAAAACACATTCGTACTAAGAATACCAAAATGAAAAAAACGTCTAAACATTTACACTTTGTCTCAATGGTGCTGTTTTCAGCTCTCTTGGGCCTGATAGGCTTCTCTGTGCTGGATTCAGCATTTGAAATGGGAGGCCAGTTGGCTAAGTTTTGGCCAGCAGTTCCAGCCGTTAAGGTGGCTGTTGAATTTTTACCTTTTAACATCATCACCCTGGATAAATCCAGTTTTTATGCGGTGGCCACGGCCATAGTGTTTG